GGCTCGCTCTTTTCATGCGGCCCATCAACAATACAACCTTTCGAGAAGAAAAGAGTATGAGAGGATGGTTAAGAAACGCCGTCTGATCAGGCTCGCCTTGGGGCTCGCTTGCGCGAACGGCGTTTCTAATGAAGGTTATCGAGAATACGAATAAATGACGTTTATCGAGAATCCTGATAACTCCTTTCCCTTCCCCATAGCTCTCCTTCCAGAAGAAGCGCCGCAGGGCAGGGTGCGACAAGGTGTCCCCAGGCGCGTAGATGCGCGAAGGAAAGCCCTTACGGAAGAGGGTAAAGGGAAATTCCGAAAAGTCAATAGGAATGTTTGCCACTTTGACAACTGGCACAATCATGATTCACGCAGAGGGTTACAAGAAAAATATGGAAGCACGTCTACATTGTGCCAGTCAATAAATTGGCACATAGTTGACGATGGTGGGAGCGGGTGTACCATGTCACTGGTTCCTTTTCAAAACTATGCACAACGAACCCTCGCCCAAGAAAGGAGAATCTGCAACCCAGAAAATAATGCAGGCTCTCGGAAAGGATATGACGATCAAGTCGCGTCTGATCTTTTTGCTGGTTGGCCTGACTGGCCTTTTTGCTCCTGGATTTGCTTTTGTGCTTGTCGCAAAATCTTTCGCGATTGCATTGAAAGATACGATCAAAGATAGAGATCAACTGAATTGGTTCGTTTCTTTCTTGGCTGGTGACAATAATGACTGATCACAAAGCAACTCCTGAGCAATGGGCACAAATTGCAAGCTGGAAGGAAATAGGAAGCTTGCGCGACGCTTGCTTGCTTGACCTTCTCGATAGGGTTGAATCTTTAGAAGCCAGCATCTGCCAATGGCGCATCGATCACTTGCGATTAGCCAATGCTTGTGCATCAATGGCTCCCGATCGCAGTAAGTTTTTCGGCGCTTTGTTGTCTGATGGCGAAGACGAACATGCCACTGAAATCAATTAAACCCTTCTTGCTATTTTCTCATGTCTTTCATTAAAAATCAAAATGCCATCCAGGGTTATAGCTACATTGACTTCGGCATTGACTTTGGCCGTCGCATGACAGCCGAGCAAGTTTTTGCTTTTGCAAATCAATTGCAAGAGACCATCAGCAAAGAGGCCAAGCACGGCTCTTATGTTCAAATTAAATCCATTCTTCTTGAGCACCCAAAAGATGACAAATGACGAAGAGCCCAAGATCATTCGCCTCCCTCGCAACGGCCCAAAGCCAGGGCAGAGCCTTAACCACTGGCTCCATGGGAAAGACAAAACTGAACAGCGAGAGCTAGAGCGTCTTCGTTGGCGACATGAAAACAGGGGGCGTTAGCCCCTTTTCTTTTTGGCTGGAAGCTCGCTAGGAATGAAGTCTAGCTCCGGCCGTGCAATCGCAAAGAAAGCTTTTGCTTCTTCCTCAGAAGGCCAAGCATAAGACAACGGCTCAAACGAGCCGTCTTCTTTTTGAAGGCCAATACACCAGCCTCCGCTGCATGAAGCAACAAGAAAAGGAAAATCAGGCACGATGTCAGGCTATTGACCAAGGCCAAATTCGTTGCGCAGAAACGAATCTTCTTCTTTCCTTTTTTTCTCCTTTTCTTCCCTTTTCCCTGCCTCCTCTTCTTCTTTGTTTTCAATCTCAGCTTCCAAGAGTGCTTCTTCGATTGCTCGAGCCTTTTCTTCGTTAGAGGCTTGCTTGTCCCAGATGATCATGACTGCTTTTTCGATGAAAACAGTCTAGAAAAAATCTTCCTCTTCGGCATCTTCAATGGAAAAGTCTGGTTCTTGGTAGTCCCAAGAATGATAGGCTCTGGTCTTTTCACCATTGGGACCGTTGACAAAGCTGCTGGTGATTAAACCCTGCCTGCGTGCAACTTCAAGCATCTTGCCGGTCGAAGAAGTGTCGAAGCTTCCGCACAGGCTTGCCACTTGATGCTTATTGAACCGCTCCGTCTTGCGCATGTTGACCACATTCACCACTTGATTCAGCTCCTCGAGAGAGCCCCCGAGAGGCCCTGCATAGTGCCACCCATAGTTGAGGCTGTCTCGTTTTAGGACATGCTTGCCCGTCAGGCCACTACGGCTCTTGAGCCATTCCAAAGTGAATTCATTGGGGTCGAAGCTTTCTGAGCGCGTTAGCTTGACCACTTCACTGACGTTGTCTACAAAGCTGGTCGAATCTCGCAGGCCCCCGCTTTTGTTCAAATGGTGCAAGATGACAATGGAGCAGCGGTAGGTATTTGCCATGTCGCGCAAGCCATATATGGCATCACCAGCAGAGCTCTTCGCAAGATCTACGTTCATGCCCGCAAGGCAAGCTGTAAGACTGTCAATCATCACGAGCGAAGGGCGCTCTTTTCGAATGTAGTCTTCAAGCTGCTTCATGTGGGCAAAGCGCCAGGTCTCCCAGAAGCTGATGTCGCCCGGTTCAAGCCCAGCATCTTGGTAGCCAATCACTGAAAGCTTCTCTGCCGTGTCAGTCAGAGGCTCATCGGCGCTGATCAGCAGGCATCTCCCTTTCATGCATCTCCTGCCGCTCCATGGCGTGCCAAGGCCGACGTGCAAGGCCCAGTTGTAAAGCAATGTCGTTTTGCCCGTGCCGCCTGCGGCTGCAAGCAGCGTCACGCTGCCCAGGGGAACAATGCCAGCAATCAGCCAGTCACGAGCCTTGTCAGAACTGGCGATGGTAAGGGCATCAATGCTTTCAATTTCTTCTTTTCCATGCACTCGCGTTCTGGCTTCGTCGATGATCTTTTCTACGTTTTGCTGCGTCATCTTGACGCCACGTTGTTCTAGCCAGTAGTTGGTCTCGTAGTTAATGCGAGCCTCATTGGCATAGAGGCCCACAAACCCTTCAATGGTGGAAATAATTTCTTCATAAGAAGGCTTGCCGTCAGTATTTTTATGGCGGCTTTTTGAGACAATGGAAGAAAGCAAGTCGTCTTTTGTAGCGCCTTCTTCGATGTAGTCTCCAATGTCATAGCCATTGCCTGACGGCAGATTGTCCCATTCCCAGGAACGAGGATCGGCATAAAGCCACTGTGCTCCAGGATTATCATTGGCCACTTCTGCCATAAAGGCCACGCCCTGCTCGTCTCTGTCGGGACACAGAACAAGCTGACGCCCTTTGAACAAGCTCGAATAGTCACCATTGGTGCGGTACTGCTTGGAACCACCAAGAAAGGTGACGCAGGGCAGTTCGATTGCCCACATGGATTCGCAAGTGAGCTCGCCTTCGACGATGAAAATAGGCAGGCCGGTGGCTTCGCTTTTGGCAATGGCTTCGTGATATTTATAGGGCAGAATCTTTGTCTTTACTTCCTGAAGCTGGGCTTTATGGCCGCTCGAGGATTTTTCAATCGTGGGAAAATCTTGCCAAATCCTTTTGCTACCGCTTGTGTCGTCACGATGAACGACGACAATTTCGGAGCCTCCTCTATCCTGGTATGAAAAGTCGTAACGGCCAGGACTGCGTGGTGGTTTCTCCCAGCGTGTCAGCGGCGCAAGCGCGTCTCGGATGTCGGCGCGATGAGCAGGAGAGGGGTCATGCCAGCAGTTGTAGCCTCCAGTGTTCTTGTTGACCGTAAAATCGTTCCCGCCGCACGCCGGGCAGAGGAATTTCCCCTTTTCGTTGCTGGGTTCGAGCTGGTCAAGGTGGTCAAGGATGGAGAACGCCATTCAGCGGGCATGGGAAGCGCTCCCTATCATGGCAGTCTCGAACGCTAGCTGCAAGCAGGCTTTTTAATGGTTTAACGAAGATGCCATAAGGAGCCCTGATGGCACAAGGGCTTGCAAGAGAGCATTGTGGGCCTAAACTCAGGAAGCCAGTTTGGAGGTCATGCCCAAAAGCCCTTACGAAGGCGGCAAGAAACGCCGCCACTTTACCCTGTCAGATCGAGCCTACAACCATCTTGGTGGCCTGGCTGATGGGGCCAAGCTCTCGCGCTCTGAAGCGCTTGAGCGTCTCATTCGCTGTCAGGCGCTGTTAGAAGGCGAATACACGCTTTCCGACGATGCCTGGCCTGAAGTCACCGACTTCTCTGCCTCTGATTTTTCTTCTCCTGAAAACGAACCATGCAACTGAAAGCTCTAATTGACACTCTGAATAAAGCTCGCATTGAAGCGGGAGATGAAGCAGAAGTGTTTCTTTGTTTTGAAGAAACTGCCCTAGAGGAAGGGTACGACGAAAATTGCACAGAAGCAATTAGCGACGTGCGCCTTTTAGAAGACTGGCCGCTTCCCGGCAAAAGTCTGTGCTTTTCCGAAGGAGAGAAAGCCCAGAAGGTGGTCATTTTTTATGACAACCATTACAAGCTTGACTCTGCCAAGGGGGTGGCATGAATCTTCAGGAATTCACTGCAAGGCTTGATGAGCTTGATGATCACATTGCTGCCGTGCTGCAAATGTTCGAAAATGACACTGGCGTAAAGGTCGGGAGTCTCTTGGTCACGATCAATCAAGATGGTGATTACGAAATGACCACCGGCCTCGACTTTCCCGCATCAGAAGATGCAGAATGAAAAACTCTCTTCTCTTTTACGACCCCAGCCATTTCCAAGACATGACTCTTCCCGTCACTGCCGTCAATGAAGCCATGCTGACCGAACGAATGCTCGGCCACTTCTCCCCTCTTGAGATTTCCCCAGAAGCCTTTACCAAGGCTTACGAGCTGCCTATTGGCGATCACGTGGAGAAGAACTATAAAGGCCTCTCCTATCTGTCATGGCCCTTTGCCTTCCGCTACTTGAAGGAGCAATTTCCTGCGGTCTACGTGGCTTTTGAAGAAAAGGAAGCTGGCTGGCCTGTATTTGGCCAAGAGGGCTGCTGGCTGCTTCGCCCCTATCTCACCGATGGCATCAAGCGCACTCCTGCGTTGGTGTTTCCCATCATGGACAACAAGCACAGCGCCGTAAAAGCTCTTGATGCTCGTCAAGTGAGCGACAACATCCAGCGGGCTTCCGTGAAGTGCATCGCCACCTTCACTGGTCTTGGTCTCAAGCTCTACTCAGGCGAAGACATTCCTAAAGCAGACGATGAAAAAGAGCAATCTCCCCGGCTCCCGCTTCAACAGGAAACTGCGAAGCCGTCTGCGCGGCGAAGCACGAAACAAGAGACGCCTGTGCCTGCTGATGATGCAATTGGAGGGGCTGAAGCTGCTCCCTCCGGTGGAGGAGCCGAGTTCGATGGCAAAGCAGCGCTTCTTAGCTTTGGCGAAGCCAATCCCCTCGGCTACCCAGACCGCACCACAAGCATGAAAGCTGTCAAGGCTGGGCTTGAAGCTCTTGGGCTTACCAAGGGAGAAGATGTGAAAGACAGGGAAATGTTTGCCAATGTGGTGACAACCATGGTCACATCATGGACCAAGGCCCAGGGTATCAAGATCACCAAGGCTGACATGACCAAGGAGGTTGATTGCCTGCGAGCTATTTGCTCGGAAGGGTCAGTTGACAATGCCATTAAGGGGGTGTCTGTATTCGTAGAAGGAAAAAAGTAGATAGGGCAGCAGCCGCGCTTGCAAAAAGTTTTGCGGGCGCGGTCATTGCCGACAAGCTCAATGCCCCTCTCGCAGAAGATTTCAGTGATCTCTTTAGCCAGCCTCAAGCATTGCCCTGAATGCGGCTCTTTGTGGCACGACAAGCCAATTCCAGAGAAGAGCCGTTGGCTATTTGGAAATAGCGAATGGTTCTCTCGAGTGATTGCCATTAGCTCTTGGCAGCAGGATCGCTGTATTGCCTATCAGTGCCCCGACTGTCACACCTGCTGGGATAGGGACACCGGCGCCATTATCGATTCTTACGACCTCTCATTATGAAAGCCGCCCTTCTTCTCCTTTCCATCGTCTTTTTCTCCATGCCCATGTTGGCATGTAATCAGCCCATCATTAGAAACGGTTCATGCCCACTTGGCTACTATCGATCAAACGGCTATTGCATTCCTAATCGATAGGCGCGATAGTGGCTTGTTACGACCTCGCCCTGTCCCGAACCATGCCCTCTTTTGAGCGCTTTGAACCCAAGCGGATCAGTCTCAATGGGAAAAGGCACTACATCTGCGAGAGCTTCCCAAACGTGCCAGAGGGCATGGTTCTTCCTTCTGTTACTACCACCCTTTCTTCCATGGCGCCAGTGGCCAAGATTATGGCCATTATGAACTGGCGGAAGCGAGTGGGGAACGACGAGGCCAATAGGCGCACAAGGCTTGCCGCCAATCGCGGCACCTGGCTCCATGGCGTCTTGGAGGATTGGTTCAATGGGGAAGACATCGAGCACCACCTGGAAAAAGCAAAGGAATGGGCCGTCTACTTCCAGACCATAGACCCATTCTTGGAGCACATCGCGGAGCCGGTCTTGGTTGAAAGCGCAGTGGCTTGGTTCGACCTCGACAGGGAAATTGGCTATAGCGGCACGCTTGATATGGTCGCAAAGATGGCTGATGGTCGTACTGCCTTGATCGATTGGAAGACAAGCTTCAAGGAAAAGCCAGATTACCAACTGGCCGACTACAAACGACAACTTGGGGCCTATTCAATGGCAGCAGAACAAATGTACGACACCTCTATTGACGAGGCCTGGTGCGTCATTTCCTGCTTTGACCCAGAGGACGAGAAAAGCAAGAGCATTCTTCAGTTGGTCCACCTTGATGGTTTTGAGCTGGTCAGCCAGCAGCGCATCATGGCCGATACGGTAAAGAGATATTTCAATGCGTGGTACCCCGGTGGCAAGGCATTTGCGCTCACGATGGACAGGGGGTGACAGGGGGCTTCGAAGGGGGTAAGATTAGCAGGCCCACAAAGGGCTGTACCATCACTCCCCTGGAGAAACACCATGGCTGGAAAGCCTCCTATCACCGCTGCAATCGACCTCACCCCTGACGTGCTCAACGCACTGAAGGCTGCTGGCCCCAATGATCGCGGCAACTACTCTCTCGACCTTGCCGTATGGGAGAACACCCGTCGCACTTCTGACCGCGCTCCCGGCTATACGGGCAGCGTCAAGGTGAAGGGCGCAGATCGCGACGCTCCCAAAGGCTACGCTTCTGTGTGGACCAATATGGGCGGTTCTGACGACCTGTTCTGAAAACAAGGGGCTTCGGCCCCTTTCTTTTTATGGAATACCTGCTCACCTTCATTGTTTGCTTTGCTCTTGGCTACTTTTTCGTCGGTCTTTTGATTGACCGCAATTGATCCTTTTCATTGGACAACCATGCTTCTCACTGACAAAGAAATCAGCAAGCTTGCTGAGCTTGATATTTTTACGCCTTATGTTGGCGAAAAAAGCCGCAGCTTGGACGATGGCACGAAGGCCATCTCTTACGGTCTTTCACAGGCTGGCTATGACATCAGGCTCTCTCCTGATCAGTTCTTAGTGTTCGATGGGAAAAGTTGCAAGGGCAGAAGCAAGCCCTTCCTTGACCCCAAGCTTTCAGACGCAACCATTCCTTACGATGCTCCGCTCGTGCATGGCATCAATGGGTCGTGCTTCATTCTGCCCGCTCATAGCTTTGCTCTTGGCGTGAGCCTGGAGCTCATCTCTATGCCACCAAGCATCATGGGCTTGTGCGATGGGAAAAGCACGTATGCACGCTGCGGCATCATCATCAATGTCACTCCTATTGAACCTGGCTGGGCTGGTCATTTGACCATGCACATTGCCAATCCCACAGCATTTCCAGCCCGCATTTATGCCAATGAAGGCATTTGTCAAGTCATGCTTTATCAACTTTCCGGCAACGTTGGCGAGTCTTACACTGGCCAATACCAAAACCAAGGCGGACAAGTCACTCTGTCAAAAGTTGGTTAGTCTGGTGTCTCATGGCTGGGCGCGGCACCTCGAGCAGGGGTATGGCGTGGTCAGGTATGGCAGGGCAAGGGGGCTGACGCCCCTTTTGCCATAAACAATCTTGCCGTCATTCAATGAGCGCTCTTGAAGATCAGTTTCTTGGGCTTTGGCAAGCTCGTTATCCGCAGCTCTATTTAGAGCGTGAATACAGCGACATCGAGGCCTGGGAAAAGGATTATCAAGAGCGCTATTCTCGCAGTAAACGCTCAAAAAGGTATCGCCTTGACTTTGCTCACCCCGACTCTCGTACTGGCATCGAAATACAGGGTGGTGTTTACAATCGTGGCCGCCACGTCACTGGCTCTGGGTATGAGCGAGATTGCAAGAAATATAATCTCGCCTATACGAGTGGCTGGACGATCTTTTTGCTCACGAATGCCATGGCCAAAGACTCCACCTGGCTCTCGTTGATTGCTTCGCATATTTCCGAGTCATCCTCTCCATCTCTCTAGCGGCTTCCATTATCAGCTCATCTGCGGCCTCGAGATCCAAGTCTTTCTTTGCTAATGCCTGACGAAGCTGGATGTTCTCCAGCATCAGACCTTGTATGGCCGTGTGCATTGAAGACCATCCTTCCAGCAGGTTCCTGGCTACTGGCTTGAGCTGGTCAAGACTGCCACATTCATCGATTGCCTTCTTGTTGACCGTCAAGGCAAATTCCCTTTCAGGTGAATGCTCAAACGGTCCCATAGCGGCTTGGTATTTTCGGCCATTGTAGTCGACCACATCCACGGGGATTACAAATTTCATTGTTGCTTTACTGTCTTCAATACAGGCTAAAGCCAGCGAGCGAAGGCGAGGAGAAGAAAACCGAAAAGAAAATGGCGGTTGCCACGAAACCATTGCCGCGCAGGTCGGCAAGCCGTACAATTGGTCAGCCTTTATTGCCGCCTCAATGCCTCCTGCTGCCGATCCGTTGAACGATGGCAAGAGCTGTTTGGTGCTTGTCGATTCAATGGGAAACAGTCTTTCCGTTGTGAACGATGCGCGTCAAAGCTTCGCTGCTAAGTCAGAAGAGTGGACCGAAAAAGACGGAAAGCTGTTGCGTTATCTGGCCCGCGAGCACCATACAAGCCCGTTCAGGGGCGTTGTCTTTAAGTGGTTCGTGAAAGCGCCGCTGTTTGTTGCCAGGCAGTGGTGGAAACATACGGTCGCCTCGACTTACGTGGATGATCAGCTCGGTTGGAACGAGAAAAGCTTTCGCTATTGCTCGGCCGAAGATGCGGAGTTCTACATGCCAGCCGTCTTTATGCGGCAGAGCGAAAGCAACAGGCAGGCCTCAGACGGCCCTCTGACGAGCTCCGCTCAAGATCGGGCATCAATCTTCTATCGGGAAGCCATCGGCACCTCCAAGGCCGCTTACGAGGAGCTGGTGGCAATGGGAGTGAGCAAGGAGCAAGCGCGAGCAGTGCTGCCATCTGCGATGTACACTTCGTTCGTCTGGACCTGTTCGCTCCAGGCTCTATTTCATTTCATCAGCCTCCGCAAAGGGGTTGGTGCCCAAGGAGAGATTATTGCCTATGCCGATGCCCTTCTCGAACTAGGGAGCTCAGTAGCTCCTGAGGCTTTCGAAGCCTTTGCTTCAAACAACTACCAATTCTGACCATGCAAGATTCCGTCAATTCTCCCTTTCATTATTCTTTTGGTTCCATTGAATGCATTGAAGCCATTGAAGCTTCAATGAGCGCAGAAGCCTTCAAGGGGGCTCTCAAGGCGAACATTCTGAAATATGTCTGGCGTTATGAAAACAAGAAGGGCTCCGAGGATCTTCGCAAAGCCCAGTGGTATCTAGAGCGACTAATTGCCATCCGAGAGCAGGAAGAAGCCAAAGCTCAAGAGATCATGAAACAAAGCAAAGAAGTGGCGGAATATATTGCCACTCACGATCCTGATGACTATTTGATCAGCGGCTGCCCTGATGGCTTTTGTCCCATGCCTGAATTCAGGCAAGGCCCTCGAGAAATTTTCTCTCCGATCAACTAGCTAAGCATAAAGAAAGCGGCCAAATACGAGCCGCTTTTTCTTTCGCTTCATGAATGGGCACGATGCGCTGCGTTTCCTGCATCCACTCTTCCCATGGCCCAATTGAACTATGGGCACTAATGAAGCTATGAGCGTATATCCAACTCATCAACGCTTCTTCGCGCTGTGCGCTCCAAAACAACTGAGGACGCCACCATTCAAACAAGGGCAAGTTGCTTTTGGAAGCATTACAGCTTAAGCAGCAAGGAGCGCTGTTCCATTTCGAGAAGTGCGGACCGCCCTTGCTCTTGGGCACAATGTGATCAATGGTCAGCTTCTCGTTCCATTTACCGCAATAGGCACAGGCACAGTGGCCAAAGGCGCCTCGTAGCGGGTAGTCCTCGAAAATGCTTTTTCGAAAGCGACGCTTAGCTTCTCCAGGGCGCAAAACAGACAATGAAAACAGAAGTTCTTCGGCACCATTGTCTTTTCCCATGGCAGCAATTCGCTGTCTTGCCTTTAGCTTAAGGCAGCAAAAAGACCATCGCGAAGGCTATAAAGCATCGCCACGGAAGCCCTAGAATGAGCATGACGGTTGCATTGAAGCTGTGAAAAGCTGGCAGGAACAGCTCGCCAATTTGGCAGTAAGCGTAACGGCCGGCATGCTTCTGGCCACTGGTGGCACGATGGTTGGCATTGGAATGCAACAGGCTCGAATTACGGAGCAAGTGGAGACTGTCACCGAAAAGCTGGATGCCCTGACCAACAATATGAAGGACTTAGAAGTGCGAGTGCGCTCCTTAGAAATCCGACGCTAGGCTTAAGCAAACGCTTTTGATTTCCATGACCTCCATCGAATGGTTCGTGATTGGTGGCATCATCATCGCTGCTGTTGATCAAGTTATCGAAAAGACTCCCTACAAGAGCAACAATATCATTCAACTCATTCTGACAGGCCTCAAAGCAATCTTTCGCGTGAAGGGCTGACGAATGTCCGCCGAGCGAGTATTCTGGGATCAGTGCTTTGCCATTGCCCGCAAATGTGGGGCGCGGTTTCCAGAGCTCGTAGCGGCTCAATGTTGTCTTGAAAGTGGTTTTGGCAAGCACTTTTCTGGCGCCAACAACGTCTTGGGACTTAAGGGAGACGGGACGACCGCCTCTACCAAAGAGTTTTACGATGGTCAGTGGGTAACGATTAAGGCTGGCTTTCTTGACTTTCCAAGCATTGCCGCCTGCATTGAATACCTTGTCACTCGCTGGTACAAAGACTACCGTCATTTCAAAGGCATTAACAATGCGCCCAACCGCTACGCAGCGGCTCGGATGCTTTATCAACAGAAATACGCGACGGACCCTAACTACCCGACGAAGCTTTCTAAGTTGATGAAGCAATACGCTCCTGAATCAACAACTGTCACCATGATCGGCCCCAAGAAGCGTCCTCAAGATTTTGGTTTTAAACAAGGCGATTCGCATCTTATTGTGAACGACGCCAGTGAAACCATGAAAGCATTTTCCTTCGAGGGAAAGCTGCTATGGGAAATTCCCTGCTTGGCTCGAGGGCAATACAGTGATTTCGAGTGGAAGCTGCAAAAATCTGACACTCCTCCTGGCCTTTACCGGCTCGGTCAGCTTTACAACGACTACGCCCTTCATGGCGACAAGGCCCCTTATGACAGGACCCTTATGGCCTATGGCTGGGCTTTCTATGACATGATCGAGCTCGAGGGCCAAGAAAAAGGAACTGGACGTGCTGGAATTGGTCTCCATGGAGGCGGCAGTGCGCTGGGATGGCCTGGAGCCTGGGCACCTAAGCAAGCGCTTGTAGCAACTCACGGTTGTTGCAGGATCTTCAATCAAGACCTTATCAACAAAGTACTTCCGCTCTACAGAAAAGGAACGGTGTTCGTAAGCGTTTTTCAAGAGAGTCAATGAACTGGCGGGAATGGTTCCTCGCGCTTTGTTACGAGCTAGCCCTTGAGCTGGCCAAACAACGCCCTTCCATCGTTTCCCAATGGTGGTATAAACAGCTTTTGGAATGGTGCAGGCCTGCGTGGGTGGAATGGAAAACGCAAACGACGTTACAGGCCGTTGATAAGCAGGCTGCAGTATTGATCGAGCAATGGGAGAAAGAAGAGCGAGAGCATCGCTCAGAAACTCTTGCCGCCAAAGCTCAAGAGCTTTTCCCGAGGGCCACTGTGACGCCGTTGCCCGACGCAGTGGTGCCAAGCGTGATGATCGTCCACGAAGCGCCAGACGATGCCAGCGAGGCGATCAAGGCCCTTGGCGCGGAACTCCGCATCACTTGGACGCTCGAGAATCAAGACCCATCCCAATGAGGTTGTGCAGCGCCATATAGTGCGCAAGTCCATCGCCATATTCCAGCCCAAACACGTCATAAACGGCCCATCGATAAGAACCGCGATCTTCCACTTCGGCGCGATACATCAGTTTTGCAATCTGCCGGAAAGCCCTTGCCCGGCTTTCGTAGTCCAAGCTGTCCCACCAAGCATCATCGCTTGCTTGTTGACTTCGTTCAAAAGCCGCAAAGGATTCTTGAAGCTTTTTCAATTCAGGCGAGTTCAAGAAATCACCAAGAGACCGTTTCCCGTCGCTGGCAATTAAATCATCTTGTCCCTCAAGGCGATCCATTTCCGCAATTCCTTCTCGTGATAATTTAACCACGAATCAATGGCCGCGACAATCGTTTCGTAACAGGCATCCGCACAATCTGCATCTGTCATTAGCTCTTGCAAGATTTCGGCAAGCGCTTCTTGCTGGCTTTCCCTAAAACCTAGTTCCAAGGCGATGGTTCGCGAAAGTGCTTTCTATACTACTTCCACCCAGCCAATCATGCCCAAGGCTTTGGCGCTGACAGAACTGTCAACAGTCAAAATAAGAGTGTCACTCACTCCAGAAGCATTTTGTCCGAGGGCAAGACGAATGGCCTCTGCCACTGCATAGTTATTGGCACTGCCTTGGCTGACGAAGCCAGAGTCGATAACCGTGCCTCCCGTAGCAGTGCCGCTTGTCGTCACTTCTACATTTCCACGGCCATTGCTTGCCGCTGTCCACGTAACGCCTGAAAGGGTGGGGTTGAGACGCAAGCGCCATAGCACCACGTCACTGGAGGCGGTAGTCGTTGAAATGCGAACTGGCAAGATTACATTCCCAGTGCGACCGCTAGCCATTCGAATGCCTGCTGTAATTCTTTCGCCAGACGCATTAGGAACAGTCGCAAGATCATGGCTAACAGAATAAATTGCGCCGTCCGGTTCGTAGCCTCCTTCGCTAAGGACACTGCAGCAAATCTGCTTCATCGTCGCGCCAGAGGCTTGAGCAGTTGCATTGTAAATTCGGTATGACAATGGCAAAATGGCAGTTGTCATATAAACGCTATCGAGCGCATTAAAATGCTCAAATTCGTGGCAGTAAGTCACTTCTCCATTGACAACAAACCCACACCTCACACGTCCAACGCCAAGCCACTCCAAGTCAGCAGCAAAGATTTGCGCTTTTGAAAAATCAAGGGAGCTCAGTGTATTTATGTTCCAGGATGATTGATTAACGACATTTTCAACCACTGCGCCAGAAGAATAGCTTCTAATGACAAACTGAACCGTGGTTCCACTAGCTCGAACCATCACTCCATTTTGATCATTAAACAAACCAGCCTCTTGAATAAGTCCAGAAGCCAATGGAGCGCCGGCAAAACTTTGCAAAAGCATCATACTCTTGCCCGCTTGATAGGGGAAATTTTGCTTGGTGCGGCGAAGAACTGTATCGCCAGAAGCCGTGGTGACTGTCATCGCCACGCTGCTTTCATTTGTCAAGAAGGTAGAAGTGCCACTGCCAACAATGCTGTCGAACCATTGATCAGGGCGCTTGTCGTAACGCATCGTGCTGTCAAACAGCGTATAAGGACTGCTTGTACGCTGTCTTCCAAAGGCATCGACGGCGCCACTATCTACGCCACTTTGAACAAGTTGGCCTCGATAGTCAGCAAGAATGTGAGTTTCAAACTGCTCTCCACCCTTTACAACTTGTCCCACGATTCATCCTCATTTCCCTCTATCCTAATCTTTCTGGTTTCCATAAGCCTCATCGTATTCCGTGGCAATCGAAATCATGGCGTCAGAAACACTCTGTGGTGCGTAGCCGCAAGCCATCATGAACTGATAGAAAGCCCTTGCCACTGCAGGAGCGGCATCGGCACTGTAAACGTGATTGATTTCTTGATACGAACAAGTATCGTGGCAAACTCCATCATCAGAAAAACGATGGGAAAAGGAAATTGTGTTGACCAGTGCCATTGCATGAAAAAGGAGGCCCCGTCATGGTAGCCTCCTTGTCCTGATAGGTCAATTAACGCTTGCCCTGGCCAATCCTTAGTTTTCGACCGTGGCTTGGCTTGCTATTTTTGCCGTTGCCTTGTCTGGTGGTTTTGGGCTGACTGATAATAATCCGTTTTGAGCTCGAGGCGCCCGCTTTTGCCTTTACTGCCATTAGAAGCCGCTGGTAGTACTATTCGAAAACATCATAGTGTCGTCGTTCGACTCTGAAACTGGCTGTGGCGCGTAAGGATCAGCAGGCCACACGGGGTAGTTGGCGCCAGTGATGTAGGCAGCGAGATCAGTGGTGTCAAGGGTGTCACGAATCACACGCACCTTCACGCCGGTAGCTAGGCGGATGTCCTCGCGCCAAGTCTTAAGCAGTGGGTCAGCAGCTTTGCCGTTGTCAGCTTCGCGGATGATGATCCAGTCCGTAGGGGCCAACAGTGTGTTTGCTGTGGTGCGCGTCTGCTGCGTCCACTGCTCGACCAGTTGCGTGTGGTCCTTCGGGATCAGTTTGCCGTCGGCGTCGTAGCCAAAGTAGAAGCGCTGGTCCCAGGTCGGCGGGTCGGGGACTTCAGTGATGCCAATGGCCGCACGCTCCTCTGGACTGCTCAGCCTCAGCCAGTTGGCGGGATACTGAATTTGGTCGTGCACAAAGGCCACGTCTGGGGCCAAGGGTTTGCCGTCAAGAAGGAACACAAGTGCTGGAGCGGGAAGTCTCAGTGTATTATACCCTGGCCTTGATGCCTCCCATCCCATGCATAAAACCCTTCAGCAGGCTTGGCTCGAGTTCAAGCAGGAACGAAGTACCGTTGTCCACCCGACCACGTTTGAGGCCGATTACAAGCAGGTGAGCAAATGGATTGAACGATGCCCCATAACCGACTTAAAGGAGGGGCGGCAAGTTATGACGCGGGTGCTGTCGCAAAGTCCAGTAAAAAGCACGCGGCGAGTTGCGATGTACATCAAGTCGCTCTATCGGTGGGCTTCAAGCGAGGATATTGGCTATCTAGAACGAAATCCAATCACCACTTTTCGCATGCCAAAACCCCCTCAGGCAGACGAAGAAATCATTGTTATACCGCGCAATGAAGTGTCGCTTTTGCTCTCTGCCTTTGAGGCGCGTCAACACAAGCACAATTGGGCTGCCTATTCAGAATTCATGCTTCAAACTGCCATGAGGACAGGTGAAGTAAGGGCATTGCGATGGGAAGACATTAAGGACAATCGCGCCCTTGTTCACAGCAATTACACTCTCACCCACGGCCTTAAGAACAGCACAAAAACAAACAAAAAACGAGCAGTGCCATTAAACGGCAGGTGCTTGGAAATTTTGAGCACGATGGAAGGGGATAATGATTTCATTTTCCCGTACAATCGCTACGCTTTTCAATCCTTCTTTTACGACAGAGCCAAAGAGCTGTACGCCGCTGGCCTCACTTCCCATCGCTATCGGCCATATGACCTGCGTCACACTGCGATCAGTAGGTGGATCGAGGCGGGCATCCCCGTAGCGCAAGTGGCTAAATGGGCAGGAAATAGCTCAGAAGTTATTTGGAAGCACTATTGCAACACGACTCAAGAGTACGAGATGCCGACGCTTTAGGGGAAGCGACTACGAGGGTTTGCGGAAGTCGTCTAACTCAGCCTCGTTTTCCAGTTCAACCGCATAGAAATCGGCTTTCGGGAACTGCTCCCGCAGCCACTCTGCCACCACGCGGATTGCAGCTTGGGCTTCCTCAGTCCACTCAAGCGTGTCAAAGCTCTCGACTTCGGCGCTACCTATGGCCCAGCGCACTCGCTCTAACAGTGGGGTGTCCTCTGTGGGACGATTTGGGTTTATGTAGTTGACCATTTTGGTGGCATCAACAAAAAGGTTTTAGTTGGAATGACTACTGGGCTTCAAGCTCGGCGGCGATGGCGAGTAGTTCAGAGCGGATGCGCTGGCATTCCATTGCCATCGGCAAATAGTTTCTAGGTTCTACTGTATCACTGGGCACCACCTGATCCGCAGCAGCTCGCAGGGCGGCGGCGATGGCTAGTCGGTCGGCGTTCCATCCATCCCCAACCGGGGCGTCTGAAGAAGCATCCAGCACCGCTTGCGCGGTGGGGGAAAGGGTGGGGTCAGTCATTTGAAGTACCAGGCAGCGATAAAACCAATCAAAACAGCAGAAAGTAACGTGGACTGGCAGTCAGTCATTCGGAAAGTTGCTCCAAGGCGCGGAGAAGGATGTTGTAGTGAGCTGCGTCCAGTTTGGCGTCATCCAATACTTCCAGCGCCTGCTCCTTCAAACTCGGCGGCTTGGGGCGGCGGGCGGCGCGGAGCCTTTCTGCTGTGTCCCAGTCAGCCTCGTATTGAACAAAGTCCAAGCACGCCTCCAGCTCCTGGTCTGCGCCCCATTGGGCAGCAAGGCTGAATACTGCTTCATCCGAGCGCGAAGCCAACATGTCTGCCCACTGCTGCACCAGCTCCGGCGGTGGTGCAATGGGTTTCGGGTAATCTTGAGTCATCGTCGATCCTCCAATCGGCGGTCATGGGGCAGGGTGTTAGCGCACCGCTGCTCTACCACATTACCACCGTGTCAAGCCGCCACACGAGTCTTGTTCTCTAGTGGGGTCATCGGGCGCGAGAGTAATTTATTGGCGATTCGGCAAAGGCGGCGTAGATGTAGGTGCCTGCATTCTGATTAAACTCTCCGTTGTTATTTCGGATCTTAAAGCCGTTAGATAAAAAGTCTATTTCGTGGTTGTTATTGGTTGATTCTGCCGCTGATGAGTTGGGAAGCAGTTTGTCGTTGACAAAGTTGTACGTCTCTCTTGCTGAGTCATAAATGACCCAGTTTTCAACCTGTGAAGTGCACTTCCAAAGCACAAATCTCGGCCTAAAGCCTAAATAAATAAACGGACCGTCGGCATTAGGCCATCCCGTTGCTCCGTTGCCGGTGTAGCTGCCAAAAGAAGAGTACCCGACTACTGGGGCGAAGCAGTAGGCAACGTAGTTGTTTCCGTTGGTGTTTACTCCAACAGCAGTACCAATCGAAAAAACAGTGCTTGTTGGGGTTGTGCTGTTCCAAACAGCGCTGCCGCCTGTATCGACTGCTGCCGTTGAATTAAGAACGATAGTGTTACTGGTGCCAGCAAAGGTGCTGTGATACACCTGCCAATTGTATGCACCAGAGGTTCTATCTTTGATAATAATTAAGCCTGGAACTGCGCCTAGTCCATGTCCAACAGTGGATGCGACGCCCGTACCTGCGTAAGTCACAATACTGAATCCTGCAGTGGCGTTGGCGCGAACGCTTACCGTGGAAGTTATGGAGCCTTGTGTGTTCGTGACGGTGGAGCTTCCGGCGTCCCAGCACCAAGCGGCGTAGGTTGCGCTACTTTGATTGCCCCACTGAAAAGTACTGTCACTGCCAACCGCAAGGGAAAAGCCAGCGGAATCAAATGATGAAAGGTATCCAAAACTAGAGCTTCCAGCGCCCTCGGAATCGGTTTGGTTGCTAATTAAATTCTTTCCACTGCCGCTGCCGCGAACAACGTCGTAAAGCTGATTAGCGTATGCGGCGCTACGAGCCTTAAACCATACAAATTCTGGACTAAAAGCAAGTCCAGATATAGAACGTGTGCTGCTTCCATTGCCCGTCCACAGCAACACGTCCATCACCGTGGAAGGCTTTGTGACTAATGGCGCGGGCAGGTTAGCCGTACAGAGCGCCTTGAAGCCGCTGGGGGCCGTGTAGGCGAAGGCGCGTTGGCCGAAGTTCGTTAC